GTGGCATCAATTACCCAACACAAGGACGGCTGGCGCGCACAGGTGTACGTGCGTGGGGTGCGTGATTCCAAGGTACTGCGCACTCAGCGGGAGGCGAAGGCGTGGGCATCGGCCAAGGAGCACGAATTGCGTGCGTTGCGCGAGACGCCGACTGCTGACCTTCACACCGTTGCCGAGATGCTAAAACGCTATGGGGAGGAAATTTCCCCATCGAAGCGCACCGGGCTCGCAGAGGCCAAGCGCATTCAGGCGTTTCTAAGGGATTTCCCCGATCTGTCCGCGCTGAAGTTGTCGCAGTTCAAGACGCCGCAGCTCGCTGCGTGGCGCGACGCCCGACTGAAAACCGTCTCCACATCGTCTGTCACGCGCGACATCAACTGGCTGCGCAACGCTTTTGCCATAGCCCGCAAGGAATGGAAGTGGATTGAGCACAACCCGTTCGATGGGCTGCGGCTGCCGCGCGATCCTGCGCCCCGCTCACGCCGCGTCATGCCGGCCGAGGTAAAGGCCATCTGCCGCGCACTGAACTATCGCACTGGGCATGCCCCGCAGACCAAGAGCCAAGAGGTAGCGCTGGCATTTCTGGTGGCGCTGCGCACCGCCATGCGGGCTGGCGAAATCCTCAAGCTGGGCACCGGCACGCTGGACATCAACAAGCGCGTGGCCACCGTCGAGCATAAGATGCAGCACCTCACTGGGCGCCCGCGACAGATCCCTCTTTCCCGCCACGCAATCCGGCTGCTGCGTCCGGTGGCCGACCGGGAGAAGTGCTTTACGCTAACTTCTGCCATGCTCGACTCCCTCTTTCGCAAGACCCGCGACAGGCTGCTCATCAAGGACTTGCACTTTCATGACAGCCGGGCGGAGGCATTGACACGGATGTCGCGCAAGGTCGACGTGATGACGCTGGCCAAGATCAGCGGGCACAGCGATCTACGCATCCTGCAGGAAACCTATTACCGAGAAACGGCAGAGGACATTGCGGCTCGCCTTTAGTCCACTCCCGGCTCGCGCTCATACCCGTCGCACGGGTAACTCGTGTTCGGAAGCCCTCGATCGCATCCCGCAACATAGCTCACCCAGTGCGCCGTGGGATGACCATGCACCTTGACGATGGCGTGTGAGCACGTCCAGCACTTGCGTTCCCTGTGCAGGATGTCGCTCCAATGAAGGCCCTCGTCGAGTCCTGGGCATGATGGGGTTTTCATACTGTATAAATATACAGTATTCAAAAAGGTGCCCCGCTCTATCATGGGCCGACCCCACGGGAGCCGCCCATGTGCTACTCAGCCCAGATCAAAGCCGACTACAAGCGCTTCGTCAGCGAGTACGGCGCAATCATGTCGCTCGACGAGTTCACGCGCCTGGTGACCGAATACTTCAAGAACCCAGGCTCGGTGAAGTTTCCGAAGGCCATGACAGCGCCGTTCCTGGAGTCGCCGGAGACGGAGGAAGAGAAAAAAATTGCGGAGGTGCTGCGAGCAGGTCAGGAGGCGGAAGAGATCAAGCTCCTGCAGGAGCTCGCCAAGCAGCGCGAACGATTGGAGAAGGCGCGGGCCGCCGTGGAACGCAAGGCCACGAAGACCGCGACCGAAGAGCTGCGCAAGGCCTCGAACAAGGTGGCTTGGGTGGAGGGAAAGCTCGACGAGCTGAGGAGCAACGAGATCAAGCCGCGCGACTCGCGGATATTTCCTGGCTGGTACGCGCCCGTGATGATCTGGGAGAACGGCCGCCGCGTCATCAAGCCCATGCGCTACCAGTGCCGGCCGGCCGGAAAGCCAGAGTTCTACGACACCAAGTACCCTGGCACGTACAACGCGCGAATGGAAAACCTGCGGGGGTTTTGGAAGGGCCAATACGGCCACACGCACGGCGTGGTGCTGGTGGATGCCTTCTACGAGAACGTGAAGGATGCGCAGGGAAGGAACATCATCCTGGGGTTCCGACCGGACCCTCCGCAGACGATGATTGTGGCCTGCCTCTGGTCGCACTGGCGGGCGACCAAGCCGGGCGAGAAGGATCTGCTCTCGTTCGCCATCATCACGACCGACCCGCCGCCGGAGATCTCCGAGGCTGGACACGACCGCTGCCCGGTGCCGATCAAGTCCGAAGACCTGGACGCCTGGCTGAACCCCGACCCGAACAACGTTGAGGCGATGGACAAGATCCTCGCCGACAACGCGATGCCGCACTTCACGCACAGCGTCGCAGGATAAAGGTCACCGGCACGCGCCCAATGCGGCAAGAAGGCGCTTTTCGTAGCCCTTTCGCAACTCGAGTTCCGCCAGCGCCGCCTTGTAGAACTCGAAGTCGCTGGCCGACGCCGGCACAGCCGCGAGAGGCCACGCCGGCACTGCGATCTCCGGAACGTTGCACGGAACCGGCACAGGCACCTTCACCTCGACCGGGTTTTCGATGACCTGCGGCGCGCTGGCGCAACCGGCCAGCAGCAGGCACAGCGCGGCAGCGCGCATCATGGCTGGCTCCCGGTGTAGTTGAGCCGAAGCGCGTGCAGCGACGCGCAGGCATCTAGGCCCGGCTGCTGCGCTAAGATGCGGCCGGCGGCGATGCTGTACTTGGCCTGCTCTGCCTGGGCCGCCTTGTCAGCCGCCTTCGCGGCAGCCTCGCGTGCAATCGCTGCCTTCTGCATGGCGGTAACCGCCTGGCTCTGGCGCGCCAGCGACGCCCCAAGCTCTTTGTTGTCCTCCCGCGCCTTTGCCAAATCGGCCTTGGCTTGCGCGAGTTCGGCACGCGCCGTATCGCGCTCGTGCCTGTAGATCATGCCGACGGCGGCGGCCATGCCGATCACCAGCAGTACCGCCACGATCAGGATGCGCTTCACGTCGCCGAAAAGCCAGTCGGCGACCTTCTCAATGACCATCAGCATGGTGGATGACCTCGTTGGGGGTGAACTGGTAGCCGTCGATCGCGTACCGCTGGGCGATCCAAAGCGGGAAAGGCATGTCGTGGATGCCGGCGTCCTTGCCGGTGTGGTGCTGCTTGCAGAGCAGCAGGCCGTTGACGGTCATGTCGTCGACGAACAGGTAGGGGTCGGCGGGCACGCGGTACTGAGCGGCCGGGTGCCCCTTCACCGCCGGCGACGCGACCGTCTTGGCGTCTATAAAAAACCCGTCCCAGTCGAAATCTGCTGCGCGCTGGCCAAACTCGCCAGACTTGGCCTGCTCGGCGACGCGCTCCCAGTTGATGAGATTGGCAAGCGAGCGCTCGATCGGGTGGTGGTGCGCTTCCAGAGGATGCCCGCTCTCTTCCGCGGTGGCGCCGCAGATGAAGCAGCGGCCGCCCTCGCGCTCCATCAGCAACTTCTTGGAGCGCAGGAACAGCGGCGTCGTGACGCGCGCCTCGTGTCCAGGCAGCATCACGTCGACGGCCAGCGTCTCTTTCTCTTCGTGGGTATCGGTGACGGCCATTCGGCCCTCCAGAAAGCAAAGGCCCCGCGCTGGGCGGGGCCGTTATGGACAGTTATGGACGTTTATGGATCAGGACATAAACAGCTTCTGCTCCGCCTCGCGCCGCAGCGTGAGGCCGCGCAGCACCGAGCCACCGGCCTTATTCCATCGCGGAAACTCGGCGGCCGCCCCTTTCACGTCGCCGGCATTGAGCTTGCGCAGCAGGGTCGACGAGGCGAGATTGCCAAGCCCGCAATTGAAGGCGAACGACACCAAGGCGTCAAATTGTCCTTGCGTAGCCGGAACCTTTAGCATCGCGGTGACGCCTTTCTCGAAACGCTGGATGTCAGCGGACAGCAGCGCGTCAGCCTGTTCCTGCGTGATGACCATCCCGAGCCACACATTGCCCGTGTGACCCCAGCCGATTGTCAAAACGCCCACGGCATCCCGGTAGGCGGTTAGCCGGCACTTCTCGAAGCTCTTAATCAGGGCGATGCCTGCGGCCGACGTTTTCATCTGCTCAGCCATGGGTGCCGCCTGTTGCGATCTTGCGCACATCGTCTGCGACCTCGGACGCAACCTCCGCCAGATCCTTGTCCTTGCGCTTGTTCAGAAAGTTGAACGCCCACCGCACCAGCGACCAGCCCGGCAGCCCGCACACGAAGTAGATGCCGCCCAGAGCCATGGTCCCGTTGGTGGTGGTCATCCAAGCCGCCAGACCGAGGTACTGAATCACCGCCGCGCCGCCGCACAGGCTGGCCACCACCGTCGAGATCAAAGCAACAGCCCACTCGCCGCGCGTGCGCGGCAGCGTCATCACCATCACCACAATCGTCGCAAGCACGCTCGCACCTCCCGCCACGGCGGCCGGACCGCCCAAGGCTTTGAAAGCCGCGGCACCCGCTGCCCCTGCTGCTGCGCTGCCGCTGATTGGTTCGGACATTCAGACCCCCAGAAATGAAAAAAGCCCGCTCTTCGCGGGCATTGGCGTTATTGCTTTGGAGCCTGGTCTACCAGGTCACAGCTTGCACGGCGGATTTCGAAGTGGCCGCCCGGACAGCGGCTTTTTGTGTTTGCAGCCTCTGAAACGCCGCCCATCCCTGTGCCAAGATCGCGGCGTACAAGCCTTTCAAATCGGCGAGCGTGAATGGAACCTGCGTGTTGTCAGAGGCCACCCAGTAGAAGCCCTCCGGCACCGATCCGGTGAGGGCGAATCCCTGTTGCGACTTCACCAGAACGATTTGGCTGTCCAGGTCCGCCTGGAAGTTCTTGGTCACACCACCCGCAGTCGTGTACGACACCGGCGCCGTTACAGCCGCCTCATAAGCTGCTTCGAGAATGGCGATCTGCGCTTGTTTCGCCTGAGGCAGCGACATGACTGCCACAGGGTCTACCGCGACCGGGTTGCCTTTTGAATCAGCCGAGATGGCTTTCCCAGCCGCCTGCGCTTGCATCAAAGATGCATGCGTTTCGGCCGAGACCGCCACCGCGTCTTCTGGGATCAGGCAACCGGCGTTGGCCACCGTAACCAGCGGAGCATCAATCGACATATCGGGCACGTCGATCAGAGGCGCCGCCGAGGCAGGATCGTCCTCTGGCTGAACCCAGGACGGGTCCGGCACCTTCTTCATCGGCCGAACCCATGCGGGGTCGACCATTGTGAAAGACCGCTCGCCGTGGATGTCCGAATCATAGAAACCGCCGGTCGATTTCGAGTAGTAAAGCATCACTGGTCCTTAGTTGCCGACAACGATGTACGAAACAGTCTGCGCGACACGAGAGCCCGAGGTGTTCCAGCACCCGATGTTCATGGCGGACGACGTAAGAGTGTTGTAGACAGGGATGGCTGCAGAGCTACTGTTTGCAGCAAGTGACACTGCCCGGACAGAGGTCGGGAAAGCAATAGGGAACGTTACGGGGCTGTCAGCCGACGTTCCAGTTGTCACGCTGCCCCATTGGATGATCAAGCCACTCGGGAGCTTTTGATAACCGTTACTGCCGAACAATGCACCGAAAGCTGCTGCATATCCAAGCTGCGCGGATCCGCCGAAAGCCTTCCAGCCGCCCGGCTCGGCCATCAAGTAGAGCGTATCGCCGCCTCCCATTGCGATCGACGTCACAGTCGCGCCGTTGTTTGTCGAAATGGTGTCCGAGCCAGCGCGTTGAATCGTCGCTTGCGCTACAGCCACAGACATAAGCATCACCACCGCGCCGGTCGGATAGGACGAAGCAGCCGGCAGCGTGTAAGTCGAAGCTGTGGAAGCGTGATTCAGGATTGTCAGTTTGCCCGCATGTGTGACGTCAAGGGTCGTGCTGCCGGAAAGCACCACTTCATTGCCGAACTGCAAGCCAACCGCGCGCACCGCCGCCGACGTCATCAGCCGCGTGCTGTTATCGAACTGGGGCGGGCTTTGCCAGTTCGCGCCGGACATCACGGCGGCGAAAGGAAGCTGCGCCGATCCGTCGTAAGTTTGCCAGTTCGACACGCCGTCGCTGACCAGCGACAAGGTATCGCCGCCGTTCAGCGTGATGGACGTGACCGTCGAACCACCATTGACGGTGATAGTGTCGGTACCGCTGCGGGCGATCGTGACGTTCGATGGAAGCGCCTTGAAGCCGAACCGCGATCCAGGCGCCACCGAATTGGCAGCGGGCAGCGTCTGCGTCGAGCTGCCACCGCCACCCACCACTATCAGCTGGCCAGCGTTACTTACCGGAATGGTGTTGTTCCCCGCCAGAGCCGTGACGCCAGCGAACGAGGAGCCGAATTGGCGTACAAATGCCGTGGTTGCCTGCTTTGTGCTGTTGTCGAATTGCGGCGCCGTAATGCCGGCAGCATTGATAGCGCTCTTGAGGTTCGTCTCGAGAGTTGCCGTTGTGCCATCGTCAACGGCGTTCTGGCCTGAGTAGTCGGCAATGAACTGCCCTAGTACGGCGGCCATAATGCTCGACTGGCGCCATACCTTATTCAACTGCGCGGAGTTTGCGACGCCAGCCTGAAAGCCAGTCTGCTGCGCCGCCAGCGCTGCATAGGCTGCCTGAGTAATGACGTTCGAACCCGCCGAGCCGGCGAATGTCAGGAAGTCGTTCGTTGCCATTTAGGCTCCAATAAATGAAAAAGCCGCCCGAAGGCGGCTTGCGATGAAGCGAGGAAGATTATTAGGCTGCTGCAGCCCAGGATCCGGTGTCGAATCCGCCGATGTATTGGTTCTGCACATCGAACCCGAACAGCGGTGTGTTATTGACCGACGACACCAAGTAGTTGACGCGGACCCCCTCCGGCTTGAGCGGCAGGTATCCACCAGAGAACAGCGCGCGCAGCAGAGCGCTCGGGATAGCCCCCGAGACACCCACCGTCATCGTCATGTCCTGGTTGTCCTGGATGAAGATGTAGCTTCCAGAACCGCTGAAAAGGTTGGCGTACGCGGCAGCGGCACCTGGAATGGTCCCGTCCCAGCTGTTCGCCGCGATTTTGGCGCGGATCAGCGTCCTGAACGTCGCGTCATCCAGAGACGTCAAACCGGTGCTCGGATCGAACGGCCCCTGCCAATTCCCCTGATCGAAACCAAGACCCGTTGTATCGAGCGAAAAGTAGACGCTCAGTGGCGTCTTGACTTGCCGCTTGATGCCCGCCCACAGGCCGACCGCATCCAACTGGACTCCGACGGCCTGATCGAGATCGAAGGCGGCGGGAATCGACTGGGCGACGTTGATCTGGTCTGCGAAGCACTGGGCGACGATAGACATCATCGCCATAAACTTCGGCTTGTCCGCATGTTCCGTGGTGATGAGCGCGGTGTAGTCGGAAGCCTGTGCCATGTCAGGTGACCGTGATCGTTACAGCAGACGATGGGGTAAGTATCTGCCCGGCGTGATTGAACGCCAGGGGCACGTCAGGCGTTCCAGCGCCCCCCGGACCACTCAGCGTGAAGGACGTGATGCGGAATGTATTGCTGCCCGCCACTGACTTGGCCGCCGAAAGTGCCGAATCCCACTCCACCGTGCCGCCGGGAGCGCCACCGATGGCCACTGAGTTCACGTAGGCAGCCACCGCGTTCTGGATGGCTGCGCCGATTGACGATGTGTAGCCGGCCAGCGCTTTGAGTGTGATGGCGCATGTGATGGCGTCGTACGTCGGGCGATAGAAGCTGATCGGATGCGCTATGCCGTAGGCATCCGTCACAGAGACAGTCGTTGTGCCAAACGTGCCGGTGCCTGGTGTCTTCTTCGCCGCAATGGCGGTCGCAATAGCGGTGGAGTCACCTCCCTCTACCACGAGGCAAATACTGTTGCCAGGAATACCGTTGGCATCCGTCACCTTCGTGTCGTTCTCGTACGGCGTCACGCGAGTGACTCCCGGAACAGCCCACACGGCTCCTACGGTCCCCTCGAGCACCGTACGGGATGGAAGCGCCGTTGAAACTGCTTGTCGTGCCTTAAGTTGCGAATCGGTTTCAACAGGCGCGCCGGCGGCCGCCGCCGTCAAGTTCGTCACCGACTGCCAGCCGAGAGTCGGTGTCGCAATCTGGTTCACGGTGCCGATGCCGGCCTGTACCGCTCCTGCCGTCTGGCATGTCGCCGTCACCGTGATCGTGCCGCTCGGCGGAATCGTCACGCTGGCCGGCAAATTCCACTTGTTCCCGTTGGCATCCTGCGTCACGCCGTTCGTGATCACTGTCCCCGCAACGCCGACAATCACCTGGTCAACCGTCGAGTTCGTCGGCGTGTTGCGCTTCAGGCCGTTGATCTTGACGACGCTCGACAGGTTGGCATTCTGCGCCGTCGCCGGCGAGAACGCGTTGTATGCGCCGATGATCGAGGCGTTCAGGTCATTGATGGGCGTGGCAATTCCGGCCACCAGGAACTGGTAGTCCTGCGAATCGCTGCCGAGGTAGACATCCGATCCATAGATGCCCTGGTACTTCCCGATGACGTACTGCAGGACATCCGAAAACGCGGGCGCGTGGATTCCAGACGCGTCGATGACCGGCGCGACAGAGGTGATGGTCATAGCGAGGTCGAAAATGTGGTTTGTCCGTACTGCGTGTTAATCGTCGCCGTAACAGTGAGCACGCGCGCCTGTGAGTCCACCGAGCTCGAATAGCTCACGATCTCCGTCACGCCTTGTGTGCCGAGAATACGGTCCCTGATTGCCGCGTCATACTGGTCCTTCGTGTACTTCCCGAGAACCTGCGTGTTCCAGGGCGTGCCGTCGGTGACATCAAGGAACCATTCGCCGAGAGTGAGCCGCAGGCGCGTCTGCACAGCTTGCGCAACAGCCTCGGCCTGGTCCCGGTAGAAGTCGCCCTGCTGGTGCCCCCACGTGTAGTCGCCGTTGGCGTCGAGCTTTCGGTACCGCATGCGTATCCTCAGTTGACCGTGCCGCTGTTGCCGCTTCCTGGCTGAACACCGTTGTGGGTATGGGTGTCGTCGACGCGCTTCCCGTTCGCAGTGATCTGGCCGATCACGTTCAAGATGCCGTTGAAGACTGCCGCTGCACCGCTCGCGGCGCTGCCGACCATGCCGCCCACGAAGGTCAGCAACCCGCTGATCGTCACGCCGGCGGAAAAGGTGGAGAGCGGCGCAATCACGTCGAAGCCGCCGGGCGCGACGATCTTCACCTTCTTCGTCGACGGATTCAGGTCGATGTACGTGGCGCCATCATTGCTGCGTAGTTGCGTGCTGGCCGTGCTGATCCCGCCGATCTTCGTGGCCTGCGAGAAGAAACCCACGAAGGCGAAGCCGTCGCTCAGATCATGGATGCGCGGGTCCATAGGAGCCTGCACGCCACCGGACTGCCACCACCCATCAATGCAGCGCGCTGCGAACACCACCAGGCATTCATCACCCTTCGCGACAGGAAACGTTAGGGTGCATCCGCCGCCGCGGGGGAAGTGCACCGGCACATCAACCAGCAGCGGCATGTTCACAAACTGCGCCGTCCCGTCCGGCGCATGGACGATGCCCTTTATCGCCAATTGGACTGTGGCCGTGACGGCGCCGGCGTTGAACGACTGAATGATCCCGGGCATCGACGTCCAGAGGCCCGAGCGGAGCCCATCAAGGGCCACCCGCAGCGCTTCTTCTGGGTCGTCCCAACGTTCTCTGCTATCCACTTGTCACCGCGTTTGTGTAGGTCGACGTCAGCGGAGCCGTGCCGTTCACGCCCGCGCAGATCATCTCGCTGTAGAAGTCCTGCCCTCGCGTATCACCCGACTGGGTGAGCGCGTAGACCTTGTAGAAGCCGTCGTCGTCCAAGCTGGGGAAGTAGTTCGTTGCCGCGTAATCGGTGCTCAAAGGCGCCTGCTGGATGCTCGAGTTGTTGATCTGTACCCGTGTCCCTGGCTTGATGTTCGGGTTCAGCAACGCCTTGACGATGATCCCATCCACGGTCTGGACCGGATTTCCGATCATGCCTGTGGCGGACGTCAGGACGATCGCCTCGCCGGGAACGAAGCCGCTGATGGGCACCATCTGCAGTTGCCCGTTCTGCACGGACCAATGCGTACCGCTGGCGCCGGCCAGCTGCCGCATGTAGTCCCGCGTCATGCCGTAGCAGACCTTCCCGCGCGGCATCTTTGTCGGGGCAAATGCCGGCGTGAACCCGGCCGCGATGCCGTACTGCGCCATCGACTGCAGCAGTGCGCGGTGATAGTCGGACTGGGACCACCCAGCCGCCAGAGTGGTGTTCGCGACCGACCAGTTGTAGGCTTCGTCGCCATCGGCGGCGATCAGGTCGATAAACGTGTCGGTCGCGTTCTCCCGGCCCTTGCGCACCTGTTTGATAGCGCCCGAGAAGATCAGCCCGAAATTGTCGCCGTAGCCGGCCTGCAGGAATACCTGCTTGAATTCCTTCTGGATGCTCTTCGCCGTAGCATCGGCCACGTTGTAGACCCGGATCGTCGTGTGCTTTGGGCTCTGCGTCGTGGCGCTGAAAATCCGGAACGTGACATGCAACTCGGACAGGTCTAGCCCTTTCCCGTTCGCGTCGCCCACGATCAAGCTAACTCGTCGAAGCCACTGTTGGGTCATGATGGGATCACACAGTAGAGATGCGATTCCGTGCCCAGGTTGGAGAACGTCGGCGGCGCGTCTGCCGCGTCGGTCTGCACCCAAAGCTCGAAGCCGAACGCCATGTAGGCATATTGGGCGAGCAGATTCACGCCAGTGACGAGTGGGACGCCGGAGAGCAGCGGGTTTCCGCTCACGTCCGCGATGTCGAGGAACCAGCTGCTGGCGGCATCTCGCCACGCCAGCGCGAACTGGTACTCAACACCGACCAGCGTGATGTTGAAGCTCTGCGGCTGCGCGGTCAGCGGGATCTCAAAGATGCTTGCCATCAGTTCAACCCCAGCGCAGACGCGCCGCGATATAGCACGCTGGTGTTCGTCGCCTGCGGCTGCTTCGTGCCGGTATTCGTTGCCTGCCCAGTCTTCTGCGGCATAGCCTGGTTCTCAGCCGGTACGAGTTGCGTCGTGGTCGTCTGGACGATGATCACCTCGCGGCAATGCAGCGTTGCGATACATGCGTTCTCGGTCTTCGCGTCGGTCGTCACGTCGAGCGACTGAATCAGCATGTTCTGGTACTTGCGCTTCCCAGTGGAGATGCTGAACAACTCGCGGTTTTTTTGCAGCTTCAGGAGCCGCTCATACGCGTACGACGAGTAGTTACCGAACTGCAGCGACGTGATCGACGCGATGCTGCTGTTCGTCCAACCGATCGTAATCGTCAGTTCCGACGGCTTCTTGTAAGCGTGGTCGGAGATCTGAGCGCCCTGCTCCACCGGATGGTCCGTGATGACCAACTCGTCGTGGTGATGCTCTTCCAGCGTGATGTACGCGCTGAAGGCGCCCAGAGACGAGTTGATCGAGCGCTTCGGCATGAAAATGGCGCTGATCAGGTCCGCGCCGGCAACTGCCGCCAGCGCGATCCCGCTTGTGACGAGACTGGTCATTGAACTGCCGTCCTCATGTTGCGCACCAGCCGCTGGTTCACGCCGTTTTGGGCCTGTGAAACTGCCTGCGCCGTGGACTGCGGATCTCCGCCGCCGGTGACGTGGATGGTTGTCTCCTGAGTCAGCGTCACCGGCGCCTGAGCCGCAGCCTGGGCACCGGCCGCACGCACGGCTGATGCCGACGCGAGTTGCTCGGTGCTGTACGGGTTACGCCCGTTCTCCACCTTGATGATCGCGTCCATCAGGCCTTGCATGACGCGCGGGTCGTTCACGTTCAGCGTCGCGTTTGCATCGACGCCCAACCGCTTCGATACGCTCTCGATGTATGCCTGCGTGTCGTTTTCAGTCGGCGGTGCGAACTTCGAGATGATCGCGCGCACGCTGTTGATGCCGCGCTGGGCGTACAGACGCAGTTGCCGCGCGAGCGCCACCAGTCCTTCCTCTGCCGTCTGGAAAACCGCAAACCGTCCATTCGGGCCGCTCTCACGCGTCGCGCCCGGCTGCCCAACGTAGTTCAGGTTGCCCGGGTTGTTATTGCGGATGCCGCGCGGCTGACGTGCGCCGGCCCCCGACGCAGCAGGCGCCTGGGGTGTCCGTGCCGCAGGCGCCGCCGGTGCCGCAGGAGCGCCTTGCGGCGTCCCCGCTTCGGCCGCCGCGGGGGCTTCGGGCTGCCCATATGGCTTCCCCTGACCAGCCAGAAACTCGCCGACAGCGAACTTGAGGCGCTTCCAATCGCGGTGCCAGATCGCATTGATGGCGTCGACGGCGGCGATGGCCCGATACATCATGTCCGACAGCAGATCCTTCAGCCACCGGATGCCGGCGCCGGCCGCTTTGATGCCCGGCTCCCACTGAGACCAGTCGATCAGGGTCTTGCCGCCTTCCTTCCAGACCTTGTAGTCGTCGTACAGTGCCAGGATTGCGGTGCCGAGCGCGACGATCCGTCCGATCGGCGTGGCTAGGAACCCCGCAGACAGCAGCTTCCATGCGACACCCAGCGCCGCTACGGTCTCGATGATGGTCTTGACGGTGCCGTCCAAACCATTGAACCAGTCGACCACCGCGCCGATTGCCTGCATGCCGCGCAGGGCGAGCGTGCTCACGACGTCGGCCACGGTCAGCACACCGCGCGCGACCTTCTCCACGATGTCAGCGACGCGGCCGAAATTATCGACCACGCCATCGCGGAAGCGGTGCAGGTCGCCTGCCAGCTTGCCCGTCAGAGTGCTGGCCACCTTCTGCCCGAGAATCACGAACGCCGCGCCCAGCGAGCGCACCTCGTTCATGAACTCGTGAGACGATTTCGCCGCCTCCTGCGAGTCCATGCCGGCCTTGGCCAGCATTTCCTTGTACTCGTCACTGAACTGGCCCATGCCCTCGCGCATGGCCATCAGCGTCTTCTCGTCGATGCCCAGCGCTTGCGCGTAGGCGTTCGAGAGGTAGTACGGCATCTGCGCAAAGCGCGCGCCGAGATCGCCCATGATCTCGGTGGTGTCGCGCAGCGCGCCGTTGGCGTCGCGCGTCTGGACGCCGATGCTGTGCAGCAGGCCCTCTGCGCCCGGGCTGTTCCGCATGAAGCGCGCCAGGCTCTCGAGCGAGCCGCGCGCGGCCTCGGCCGACGAGCCCATCTGGCTGGCAGCAAAGCCCAGTGCCTGAATGTTCTCGACGGTTGCCTTCGTGCGCAGCGAGGCGAAGTACAGACCCTCCATCTGGTCCGCGATCTTCGCGACGCCGGCCACTACAGCCGCCGCGGTCGTCGCCACAGCGGCGCCGAGCTTCACAACCTTCACGGTCGCGTTTTCAACGCCGTCGACGAAGCGCTTCTGCCCTGCCTCGTCCACCTTGAACCCAAGGCCGACCAGGAACTCGCGGATGGTATCGACGTTACTGGCCATTCTTTTGCTCTGCGAGTCGGTGGGCGATTTGAGTGTTTTCTGCCTTCACGTCGAGCGCCTCGTTCATCAGCGCAATGTCTGCGAGGTCGATGGTGCCGTCTTTGAGGCTTTCGTACCGGCACATGCCGCTTACGACCGGCCGCATTAGCCAGTCGAGACCGTCAGGCAGAGACGCCCAGGCTATGCCGTCGGGTTCGTCGGTTGAGCGTTCGCGAGGAACCCGGACAAGAAAGGGCCCAGGCTGTACCAGATGACTTTCGCGACGAGTTGCACAGTGGCGCCGAGGTCGATGTCGTCGAACATCAGGCCACCGCCGGCGCTATACACCGGCGCCCAGTTGTTCATCTGGTTGCGCTGCACCACCGCCAGACAGGTGTTCACCACGTACTCGAAATCGGCGTCCGCCATATCCGCCAGCGCCTGCGTCAACGGTTCGACGGCCGCCGCAATGGCGGTCAGGTCGTCCGCCGGCGCGCCATCCTTGGCCGACTTGGTGAACTGCAGGAAGACCGGCAGCAGCTTCGGCAGCACCGGACCAACCTTGCGGGACACGTGCAACTGCTTGAACGTGTCCAGCTTGGCTGCGCGGTACTTCTGGCCGCCGATCTCAAATTCGATCGTCTGCATCTAAGGCTCCCGTCAGTAGGTGCCCAGCACGGAATCGATCTTCACGCAGTCGAAGACCCACGAGATGATGTCGCCCTCTTTGGCGTACTTCATGTCGGGCTTCTTCTTGAACGCGCATTCGCGGCCGACGTGAAGGTCAGCCGCTGCCGAGTTCGTGATCGTGATGATGTTCTTGCCCCACAGCGACGCGCTGATTGCCTGTGCGTCGTACATGGCCATCAGCTTCTGGTTCTGCGGGCTGGTCTTGAGCAGCCGGATGGTGATCTGGCCAGACTTGTCGGCATGCAGGCTGTGCATGCCTTCGCCGTCCGAGCCCACCGTCATGGTGTTCTTGTCGCCGGCGGCGTTGACATCGACACCCTCCTCGGCCACAGCATTGCCGTAGCCGAGGGAGAGGGAGCCAGTCGGGCCGACCAGCGAGACCGAAACGTCTTTGAAGCTATACGCGGGCATGGTTCACCTTATCGTTGGACGTTGACGGTCAGTGCGATCGAATGGATCGCGCCAGCCTCAAGGGCTGCGACCTGGAATGGCACCGACTTGCGCGCCTGGCGATCCGACAGCGACTGCGACGAGATCGGCGGCGTGTACACGTAGTAGCCCTTGGAAAGCGTGTCGCCCTGGTTCAGGGCACCGAAGCCAGCTTGTTGCCACACGCCTGCGGCCAGATAGCCGTTGTTGACTGCGGCGGCGCAGGACGATTCGATCGTCGCGGCCAGCACCTGGTTGCCGGCGTCGGTCTGCGGAATCTTCGTCGGGCTTGTATAGAGCGCGTTGTACAGATCGGTCTGGACGCGATTGCGGAACCAGATCGCGTTGTAGATCGAGTCGATGAAGATGCCGCTCGGCGTGATGCCGTTCTGGATGATCGCCGTGCTGTTGTCGTAGTTGACGTAGTAGTTGTAGTTTTTGCCATCCAGCGCGTTGGCCTGCGTCGTGTTGATGGACTCGGCAACGACGCCCGGCTCCGTCTTGTACATCAGCGTGATGGTCGTCCGGTTGCCGTTGAAGTTCACGGTCAACAGGCGGCCGAGCATCGACGCCACCGCGTACGGGCTGGTGCTCGACCACTGCGCGAAGCTGTACTTGTAGCCCAGCTGCTTCAGCAGATAGCCGATGTCAGTGGTCTGCGTCGAATCCACCGCAGCCGCTTCCTGCGACGTGATGCCGTACAGGTGCGCCTGGTCGGCTTCGATGTAGGCCGCCACGGCCAGATGCTGATTGTTCGTGACGGTGCTGTCAGCGAACGAGATGCCCAGGAACTGGCGGCCAAAGTTCGAGACCATGGCAGCGACGGCATCCACGGGCTGCTCAGCGGCAACGCCGTTCACCGGCGCCGAGGCCAGGCCGGACGTCAGGCCTAGCTGGGCCGACACATCGGTGCCCGAGGCCGGCGACGTCGCATACGTGATCGACGACGCATTCACACCGCCCGACAGGGTTGCGCCAGACAGCGTGATGTTCGTCGAGGACTTGGCCAGCGTGAAGCTGTTGCCGGCCGTGCCCACCGATGCGTAGGTCACCGACACGACGCCCAGCGTGGTCGAGTACTTGCACTTGCTGATGTTGACGTCGGCCGATGCCTGCAGGAACGCCTGAAGATTCGCCGCGGTCTGTGCGGCAGTCGTGCCCAGCAGCACCTGATTGCCGGTCGGGTTGGCGCTCACGAACGTGATTGCCGTACCGCCGACCGTCACGGTGTCATTCGCTGCCGGGTTGCCGGTCAGCGTGATCGTGCCGCTGGCGGCCGTGCCGGCTCCAGTGGTGGCGCTGGTGATCTCGAAGCGGCTGTAGTTGGCGTTCCAGACACAGTTCCCCGCGGCGCCGAGCGCCGTGGAGATGACCGAGGCAACACCGTTCAGGTTGGTCTGCGCCGTGAAGTCGAGGCCTGTGACGTTCTTGACCACACCGTCGATCGTGATGCTGAACGCACCATTCGAGATGATCGTCCAGTTGGCCATGGCCTGCGCGGCGGCGGCGATGAGGCCACCCTTCAGCTTGGCGGCGGTGGCCGTCTTCGCCCAGCGGCCCACCAGCAGCGACTGCGGCTGCGGCACCTGGTTGAAGTACAGCGCCGCGGCGAGGTACTCGGGCGCCGTCAGGCCGAAGTCTGTGCCCACCGCGGCCGCCGACGCGTACGCGCGGAAGCGCTCGCCCGTGTCGATGACCGCCGATGCGCCAAGGATCAGGCCGGTGTTCAGGTTCGCACCCTGCGCGGCCTGGGGCGACATGTTGATCGAAACGTTGATGAGCCGCGAGACCGGCAAGGTGTTCGGCATGGACCGCTCCAATGAAAAAGGCCCGCAATCGCGGGCCTATCGAAAGGGATGAATCTGGGGTTACTGCGTAACGTTGACCGGCGTCGTCACGGCTGGCGTCTTGATCGTTGCGCCAGCCGACAGAATGTTGAGCACTGGATACGTGCGGCTGATCTTCCGGCGGAAGACCAGCGTCACGTCATAGCGCCGTATCCACTGCTGGTTCACCAACTCCGGCACAGCGCGCATGTCGCCCTCGCTCACCGAATTGATGTCGTTCGTCTTCAGCTGCTCCAGGTTCTGCGGGATCGCAAGCCCGTCGAGCAGCAGCTGTGCGTACTGCATCGAGTTGGGGCCGTAGAACGTGGCCAGCACATCGATCGTCTGGTGCCGAATGTAGGTGTCCGAGCCGTTTCCAGACGGGTTGTGCGCGATGGCCGGCCCGGCGTCCAACGGTTGTGCCGAAATGCCTAGGGCGCACCAGTTCGTCGATGGCTCAGGCTGCTTCGGCACCGTCGGCTGCCAGCGCGGCCGCACCATCTGGCCGGGCAAGCCCGTCACGCCGACGATCAATTGCTGGAATACCGCATCGAGCGCGGCATCCTCAAGCGGGGGCGTCGCGACAGCTGGGGCAAGGTATCCGCCGGTCGAGCTGTCGTTCATCGCTTACCCCGAGAGTTGCTTCATGGTGCACGTAGCCGCAACAAAGCCGCGGCCGTACGTGCTGTAGTCATTCACATTCGTCACCGTCCACTGCAGCCCCTGCCAGGTCACGACATCGGCGTCGTAGCCTGCCTGGCCGTCAATGAGACGGAAAGGCGTGTGGATGGTGATCGTGTCTTCGATGTGAGAGCCTTCGGCGACGCGCTGCAGCACCGAGCCGTTCAGGCTGGTCACCACACCATAGAAGGATGTGGTCGTCGGCGCATCCACCGCGATCCCGCCATCGGTGACCGTCTGTGCATTGCGCGTAACGCTCAGCGTCGTGTCCAGGAAGTCCGGGTCCAGCAGTACGTCGGTGACGTCGAGAAACGGCATTACTTGTCCCTCACCACATAGGTGATCGACTGGCGATACTGCCCGGTGTCGATAAGCGGCCTCGCGTTGCTGTTGTCCGGCGCGTTGCCGGCCGCCCGGCTGGCCAGTTCTTTCGCTGCTCCGGCGCGCCCGCGACGCGCCCGCGCACGCAGCGTTGCCTCCGCCAGCGGCACGAACGGCCCTTCAGTGATCTTCGCGCGCACTGCGTTCTGGCCGATGATCCCAGCCTTGTTCAGCGCCTTGATGACGCCCGGCGCCTGGCCCGACAGAGCGGCGGTTACGCCACCGCCCAGAGCGTCAGCTATCGGCGCCTGCGCGTCCTTTATGCCTGGCACCAGATGAGGCCGCGCCGGGATGTTGTTCACGGGCGAACCGGTCTCCATGATGTAGCCGATCGCCGCGTTGTTGATGGGCTCGTCGTCCCGGCGCTCGCCGCGCGCCTCGGGTACGCCCACGAGCACCTCCTTGGCTGCCAGATCGCTGATCGACTTGATGACCGCGCCCAGCTTGTCGACGGTCATCTTGACGGTCATAGCTGCATGCCCCCGGCGCCCATCGCGCGGGCAATCGTCATGAATCGGACGCCATACGTGGTCATGTTCCAGAATCCGGCGTCGGAAAGCGCGACGGTGCCCGTGTCGTAGGACACGGACACCTTGTCTACCGACTTCGATGCCGTCGGCCCTTTCACCTCGCCGGGCGCGCCGCCGACCGCGGCGGCGGCCTGGTCGCGCTGCCCCAAGACAAGATGGTGCGCTGTGACGAGAGCGATACCCTGATCCGTCAGTACGCCCCATCGATCCGGGTTCACGAGCGACGCCGCGATGCCCATCCAGAACGCAATGGATGCATCGGTGTACTTCGCCGGGTCCGTGAACTCGGGAAAGATGGCGCGAAAGTCGGCTGGCGTCATGATCGTTCGGGAGATGCTCCGAAGAGCATCTTACCCCTTACTTCTTGTTGGGCTGCTTTGCGTCAGCAGCCTTCTCGCGCTCGGCAACCGCAGCTTCACGCGCCGCCAACTCGGCGTCGCGCTTGTCCGCAGCCTTCTCGCGCTCGGCGAGCTTATCGGCCAGTTCCTGCAGGCCCTTCGCTTTCGCGTCGAGTTCGGCCAGCAACTCGTCGGCAGCCGCGGCGGAGTCCGGATCGACGGCCGGCTCTTCGCCGGTGTGCGCCTTCACAAACCAGTGCTCGGCGACTTCCTTGTCGACGGTGTGGTTCCCGACCGGGAAGTCGAGCACCTCGCCGTTGTGCTGGAGCTTGAACGCCTTCTTGACGTAGATCTTCGGCATGCCGCTCTCCTTAGATCCCGTCGCGGTAGCCGATCAGCTCGGGGTACACCACTTCAACCACACCCAGGCGGCCGAAGTACGTGGTGAGCTGGCGGATGTCGCGGTACTCGAGCGGCGTGCGCTGCAGCGGCACCATCGGGAAGCGAACCTTGTCCTGCTCCTTGGTGTACGCCATCATGCGGTCGGCGTTGGCCGTGCCGCGCTGATACAGCCACTTCAGCGGCTGGATGTTCAGCGGGCGGCCGTTGATCGAGTTCGAGATCGTGTTTTGCTTCAGGTATTCCAGCACGCTGATGTTGCCGGCGCTGGACACCTTCATGCTGACGAGCAGGCCGAACTTCGCGGGCGGCAGACGGAGTTCCGCCGGGCAGTAGGAGTAACCAGACGCAGCCCACACGCTGGTGAGCAGCTCGTTGACGTCGGCCAGGATCTGATCCGGCGTGGCGGTACTCCAGTTGCCTGTCAAAGCGTTCGACAGGTTGGTGACGGCGGCATTGTTCACCAGGCCCGTCACACCGAGCACCGAATCGCCGATGTACACCTGCTCATCGACGTCCATGTTGTGCTTGAGCTGCATGCCGGCGAACTTCTGCTGATCCACCGGACGGCCCAGCTTTTGCGCCGATTCCAGCTCGGGGATCGTCCAACCGATCTGCATGCCCCAAAGGGTCAGGGGGTTGGCCGTCTTGCCGATGTCCAGCGCGATGCCGGCGATGGCGTTGGCGTCCTTGCCGATCCACGATTTGCCGTTCGGCGAAGCGCCGCCGGCGGCGGCGAAGCTCGAATTCGTGAACGACGACGTTTCGTCGGCGATCGACACGTCCTCGCGCAGATCGATGTCGCGAGACCAGGTGACCGACGCCAGCGGCATGTGCAGCGTCTGGTCGAGGCGCTCCAGCTCCCCGATCAGGAACGAGCCCGTGCTGTCGATCGTACGGCTGTCGAACGTCAGCATGTTGTCGCGCGTACGCGCGCGGATGATGGCGGGTGCGGCCACAACGCCAGCCGCACGCGCCAGAAGCGATTGCTCGAATTTGCTCATTTCGTTTCCTATGGGCGTAAAAAAACCCGCCGAAGCGGGTCTTTTCGTGGGTTGGGTTGGGCTTACAGGTTGAACTCGATTTCGACGTTGCCGCTGGCGTCGCCGGCATTGCGGAACGCCGCACCGGCCATGACGACAGTGTTGGTGCCGTCGGCTGCAGCCTCGATGCCGCCGATCACCTTGGCGCCCGACGGAGCAGCCACGCGGACATAGACCGCGCCGCCGTCGGCCGGCGTGCCGGCGTTGCACTGCACGGTCATGTAGCCGCGGCGCATGACGTCACCCACACCGGTGGTCGGCGGAGTCGAGGTGCCGATCGGGTCTTGGCTGCTGCGCGTCGGGAACGGGCGCACCAGCAGACCGATGATCACCGCGGCGGCGTCGCCGGATGCCACCGGGCGAATCTTGCCGTTGACCTTCTTGACCGGGATGCCGTACGACGCGAACGGAAAGCTCGAGTCGAAGATGCCCGGCTCGATGGTGGCTTGCGACGGACGCGAGACATCACCGGGAATGCCCGAAGGCATGCGATACAGGTATGCGTTGCCCATGTACGGGACTCCTTAGTTGGTGGAACCTTGGCGGTCCCAGAATTTGCGGTTCGCCGCGTTGATGTCTGCCACAGTGCGGGCTTTGCCGAAGTCCTTGGTCGTGATGCCCGTCTTCGACGTCACGCCGTTGTTTTGCGCCTTGACCATCTCGCTGGCGCCCATGAAGGCGGCGTGCACGAGGGCGGCCGGCAGGCGCTCGAAATCGGCCGTCAGGCCACCGAGGAACGGCGTGATGGCAGCGCGGCCAGCGTCGGTCTTGTAGGCCAAGTCCAGAGCCTTGCGCTGGCACTTGCACAGTGCGGCAGCACGGTCAGCGGTCGCCATCTTGGCATCCAGCGTCGGCAGCTTGATGCCCGGGGCTAGGATTTCGGCGCGCGACGGGATGCTGGCGGCGGCGTCGCCCGTGTACAGGTCGACTTCGGACTGGTTCAGCTTGCCAGCCGTTTCAGCCTCGATGATCGTGTCGTCGGTCGGCTTGTTTTTGTCGTCGTCATCGTCATCGTCGTCGTCGCCCGTTTCCTTGGCCTTCTTCAGCTCTTGGATGTCGGCGTCCATGGCCTTGAGCTTGGACAGGATCTGCGTCAGGGCGTCGCCGGTCTTGCCTTCCTTCTCCTTGGCCTCGCGCTCTTCGCGCTCCTCCTCGGATTCCTCGTCCATGGCCTCTGCTTCCTTGGCGAGTTCCTCGGCGGACTCGGCGTCCTTGGCCATGAAGGCAGCGCGCAGGCGGTCTGCGAAGCTGCGCTTGCCCTTGGGCTTGCTGTCTTTCGTCTTCATCTCTTCGGGTTCCTTATCGCCAATGGCGCAACGCGGGCCGCAGCGGCCGCGCTCCACCAGGGCTACGTGGTTGACAACGATGTTGCGCTGTACCCCGCGCCCGGGTGATACCTGTTCGTAGTCGGCCTCGTAGCCGAGGCTGACTTCTTCGATGCCGTCGTCCTGTATCGCGTCGATGGCCGCCTGGTCGGTGATCAACAGGTCGGCGATCAGGAGGTCGTCCTCGATGCCGGAGCCGCGACGCAAGTTCAGCATCGAGCCCTTTCCCAGCGCGGCGAAGTTGGCCGGCGTGACGAATTCCTCGGGGTGATCCAGCGTCACCGGCTTGCCGATGCAGCTGGCCAGCGTCTCGGGACGGAACACCTCGTCAGGCGTGCGACTGATGCGGATGAGGCCATCCGGGCCGGGCTCCACGGGTACCTCACCGGGGCCGTAGATCATCTCGCCGGTGCGCGCGACGGGCACCTCCTCGCAGAGCAGGAAGCCTTCTGGCGTCAACGAGCGCTTTGGGCCCAGCTTCTGCACGGTGTAGAAGCGCATGTTCAATCCTCGGGAATCACTGGTTCCGGGTAGCAGCGGCAGTTCGGAAACTGGCCGGCGTGGCCAGTCATGCCGTCCAGCTCGGGCGGCTTGTCCCACGCCACGAACTGGCCATTCATCTTTCGGTGCGACTCGCGCACGTCGCCGTCACCGGAGGTCCGCCAGATGTAGCCGGACGAGCCGATGTGCTCGGCGCGAGCCTGCGTCAGCGCGGTCGCGGTGCGCGTCACCTCGGTGCGGGCGATCAGGTCGGCCCGGCTTTTGGCCACGTCGCCCGATTCCTGAATCGCTTTGGAGATCTCCCGCGCGCGGCCACCGTCTTCCAGTCCCTCGATCGTCAGGCGGTGGACACGCTCGGCCGCCTCGATCGGGATGGACTTGATCAGCCCAACCTGCTCGGCCATCAGCGCGCGCATGGTTTCGCCGGTCGGCGCCGTGCGCAGTTCCATCTGGATGGATCGCGACATTTCCTGCGCCTGCGCCATCCACGCCTGCGCGTCGCGGCGCTCGACATCAGCAAGCATCCGCGCGGCGGTCGCCTCGGCCCACGGTGTCAGGGCTTCGGCATACCGCCGCAGGAGCTGCTCAATCGTCGGAACGACTGCGGGATCGCCAGGCGGAAAGCCATTGACCAACGCGCCCACCTGCTTTGCGACCTGCCGTAGCTGCGTCCGATACAGCCTTTCCGCGCCGCTGGTCTTCACCCGGCTTACCGGCTTCTTGCGGTGGTCGGTCGTTCGGGTCATCAGCATTGGGCAGTTCCGTTTCGGCGGCCGGCGGCGGCTCGTTCTCCGCTTCCTCGATCTGGTCGTCGGTGATGCTGGTGAAGACGCCGGTGCTGTGGCTCGAGTGCCGCAGTTCCTTCATGGCCGTCGACGTGTCGATCAGGCCAGCATCCAGCGCTGTCACCACGGCATCGGTCGTCGTCTTGGCGTTGTTCGCCTTCTCTGTGTCGGACAGTTGCCAGAGCGACGTGAAGCTGTACGCGAAGCCCTCGGGCGGATTGGTGCCAAGTTCTGAGCGCAGCAGCACATCAAACAGCCGCGTCATTGGGCTGCGCAAGCGCCGCTCCTGCTGCTGCTTGATGTTGTCGTAGTACGTGCGTAGGTCACTTTCGCCCGTCGAGTTCAGCCCGGCCGGCGACTGCCCGAACAGGCGCACTAGCGGAATCTGCAACGCGCCCGAAAGCTGCTGCCCGAACTGCATCAGGACGTTGTCCAAGCCAGAGAACTGGTAGGAATCGACCTGCATGTCGTCGGCGGCATCGATGAGGGTCATGCCCTCGTTCGACTGGAAGCGCCGGATCATGTCCACGTTCTTGCCGAGCGCCTCCAGCGCCGGGCCGCCCATGGCGATGATCTCGCGCAGCTTCTCGACCTTCAGCGTGCGCAGATGCGCCTTGTAGACCAACTGCGCTGCGCCCACGGTCGTGCTGTCGAACGCCACAAGGCGATCAATCAGCCGCTCGATGACCGACTGGCCCCAGAGGTTTTCCGAGATCTTCTGCCAGTAGGGCAGCTCGACGCCATCGATCCGCAGCACCCGGCTGTAGTGGATGCGCTGGCGCGGAAGAGCCATGCTGTCGGCCACCACGTCGTAGTAGCGCGGCATGCCCATGTCCGGGCCCATCTCGGTCACCAGATCATTGAGCGTCGGCTGCACCAGCCAGCGATCCAAGACAAACAGCCCCTTGAACTGGCCCCGACCGATCGAATCCGGTCGCAGGGGCGTGCTCGGGTTCTGCCCGTCGATCAGCATCACGGCGAGCGCGCCGCCGTACAGACGCGCCCACTTGATCGTGTCGTTGATGCGGTCCCACAGCGCCATGCGCTCGAAACCGGCCGTCAGCTTGTCGCGGTCGCCAGGGTCGAGTTCGGCATCGATGTCGACACCGGCCCGGGTCATGTCGTCCGCAACCACATCCACGGCCTGGCCGACCACCCACGAAGAGCGGTACATCGCTTCCATCTGCACGCGGTTGCGCGAGATGAAGTCAAAGCCGTAGCTGTACTGGCTGGCCTGATTGTTGGTCCCCAGGCCGACGCGCGCCTCGAAGTTCTGGAAGCTGTCGCCCGCGACGTAGCGCTTTGCGCTGGCGGACAACGCCACGTTGGTCCGGTGCTGCCGGACCTCGGCTTTGCGTTGTTTGCGGTTCATTGTGCGAGCTTCGTCCAGATGTCCATCGTCCGGCCGCCGGCCAGCATGTCGTTGATCGCGTCGACCATTGGATCGATCTGGTCGTCGTGCGCGTGTGTGTCGTCAGGAGTGAATGCGTCGCACTCGTTGGTGAAGTCGCTTACCCACGGCGCGTCCGCAGGGATGCACACCAGGCCGGCGTCGATGTAGCTGACCACGTCCATCACACGCGTCAGCTTGTCTCGGTGGCGCTCAATGCCCGCGACAGGGATGCTCCCCGACGCGTGAATGTCTTGGATCAGGCCGGTGCCGCTGGCCTTGTCCTCGATCATCATGCGCACCAGCGGCGCGCCGAAATGCATGTCGTACGGCAGGTGCTTGTTCCAGAAGTCGATGGCCTTCTGGCGCAGCTCGGGTGCCGGCCACTTCCCGCGGATCTGATCCAGCAGGTAGACACGCCCGTCCTTGCCGTGCCCCCAGCACTGGAACACGCTGTAGTCGTTCCGCTCTGCCGTCTTCTGCGCCGTGTCGGCGTAGATGACGCGCTTGTGAAACTCCGGCGGCACCGTGTACCGGCCGAAATTGGCGCTCTTGATGATGCCGCCGCCCAGCGGGCTGGGGCGCTGCATGTACTGGCCGCTAAACACGTACCTGTCGGCCCGCTCCATCTCGAGCATGTCGGCGAGCGGTTCCTTGTACGGCCAGTAGCTGAAGCGTCCGTCCGCGTCGGTCTCTGGCCGCTCTACCAGGGCGCGAACGCGCTCCGGAAGCCGCTCGACGTACTCATCAGTGATCAGGGCGGGGATTTCCACGAACTCCCATTCGCCCGGCACCTTCCCGGCTTTGATGAAGCCCGTCGGGTCTTCCTCGGCCAGCCGCTGCATGATCACGATGATCGGCGTGTCCGGGTTGGCCTTCCGGCTCTTCACCGTGGAGACCAGCTTCCGGTTCGCCTTGTCGCGGTTCGTCTTGCTGTAGGCGTCCTCGACCTTCAGCGGATCGTCGATGATGATCGCGCCTTGCCAGCCTTCGGCCATATGGCCAGCACGGAAGCCAGTGATCTGGCCGCCAAGCGATACGGCGTACACGCCGCCCGCCTTTTTGCCGTCAGCGATGACGTTCCAGCGCTTTTTCGACTTGGCATCGTCGGCAATGGCCAGCGGCCACAGCGCCTGATACTCGTCCGACCCGACAATCTCCCGCGCCGTCTCGCTGTTGAGCAGCGCAAGGTCGTCGGAGTATGAGATGTGCAGGAACCGCGCGCGCGGGTTCAGCGCCAAGCCACGGGCGATCAGGTTGATCGCCACGAGCTCGGTCTTCGACGAGCCGGGCGGCACGTTGATAACGACGTTCTTTAGCTCGCCGTCAATGACGCGCTGCACCGTGTCCGCGATCAGCACGTGGTGCCAGTTCACGCGGAACTTGATGCCCTGCCGGTGCTTGAAGAAGTACCGGCTGAAAAAGAGGTGGTCCCGCTCGCACTTGGCTTTCAGGACGAGGCGCTCGATTTCCTCAATACTGGGATTCGAGCTGGGCGACGGCGTCGGCGACTGCATTCTGAATCACGACCGTCGTTTCGTTGATGTTCTGCACTGGCGGCGCGGCAGGCGGTGGCGCAACATCCTGCAGACCGTACGCCTCACGCTCCAGCCCGATCAGCACCTTGAGCGTGTCGGCCAGCTTCTTCATGCTGTCTACACGGCCGGCGCTCGAGAGAACCTTGCGATAGACGTCGTTGCGCTTGTCTTGGCTCTTGTCGTCCTCGGAGCGCAGGATCTCTCCCAGCTCCTCAAACAACTCCAAGTTTCCGGTTTCAATCTCCAGCTCGGACAGCAGGTCAATCGCCACGCGGCGCGCGCGGGCTATGTCACTGCGGTGCGCCAAGCGGATGCCCGCAATCACCTCGGCATTGGCCTCAACGATCAGGCGCTCAGTTGCTACATCCGTGGAAACCTTGGTGGAAACCTCGCGCTTGGAAACCAGCGTTTCGGCTTTCGCCTTGATCTTCGCGGACAGGTCACGAGACCAGCCTTCCGCCTTTGCCCGCTTGTTGATGGCCGTGTGGCTCACCCCCTGCGAGGCAGCAATCTCACGCACCGACAGGACGCCGGCGCGGTAGTCCGCTTCGATACGTTCCCAGTCTGGCGCGCTCTTCTTTTCTTGCGCCATAGCTTTGTCCTTTGGCTCCCCAGAAAGACAACGCCCGCCGGCCGAAGCCAAGCGGGCGCCGAAGACTGCCTTTCGGGCAGCAGGAGGAGAGCACCATGAAACGGGTTGAGGGCACCTTGTTTTCCTCGCCACGGTTATTCAAGGCAGGGCGCGCAATCCCATCCCCCTCACGGCTGGCGACTGTCCCCGATGTGCACGGGTATCGCGATCCCAATCGCCATGCGTGAAGGTGCCGGTCTTTCCCGGCTGCCAGCGCGGCCAAACATGAGCTTGGCAACGACTTGAGGGGCGGGGTTGGCGTCAATTCGCCGATTTCCGTGCGCGCCTATCACCCCACGCACACCCGCTTTTGCCGATAGGAGCATTACCCTCACCCAAACCGCCAGCCCGTTCGCCGTCATGGCGCGCTTACCCCGTGTGGGCAGCCTGCGGTTTGGGTGAAGCGGCTGGAATCAGCCACACATGGCGAACAGCCACACGCCCCACCAGAGGTACATCATGGTCGGGGCGAACATCAGTCGGCGTCCTTGGTGAACAGCGATTCGGCGCGCAGCCGCGCCAGCGACATGCGCGCGACCTTGCGGGCCTGTTCGCGCTTCTCGGCCGCCGCTTCCTCTTCCTGCTTCCGCTCCAATACCAGCATCGGGTCGCGGTAGAAGTGCGACGGGAGGGCGTTGGACGTGTGCATGGCCGGAAATGCAAAAACCCCGCTCAGTGGCGGGGTCTGTTGTGCGTTTCGTCTGAGGACACGCATCCCTCCGAATGGATGCTGTCGCGGTCAGGACCGGTAACGCCGCAAGGGCTTCAGTAATCTACGCGCATGATAGTGCATTGGCGCGGAGTTTACAAGGGGCGTTTTCAGCTATCCATCCCTTTCCCGATCTCGGCTGCTGCCCGCACGATGGCGCGCCGGGTTGCAGCACATGCATCGGATCCGTGCCGCTCGCTAGGGCCCTCCAGATCCAGCTCGTCGGGCGCTCTCACCCGCGTTATATCTCCGGCAGGGCCCTGGCCGATCAATACTTCCAGGTTCAACTTGACCGCCAAACGCAGGGCGTCGCCGTCATTCTCCAATGGTTCCCAGTAAGTCTGCATGTCCTCAAGCGGGTGACTGACGTTGAAACCGCGCTTATCCCATCGCCCCGTGACGCTCGCCGCTTTCGCTGCGAGATCGACCAGATCCCGATCGCTCATACCGTTTCTCCCTGCGTCATCCGCCGCACCGTTTCCGCCATTGTCACACGCGCGACCTCCCCGTCGATCACATGCGCCGCGATCGAATGCGCCTTCGCCAGCCGCACCTTCCAGTGCTTGAGGGTGTGGTGAGATGCGCCGTACTTTCGCACCAGGATGCGGCAGACGATTTCGGGCGGCAGTTGGTGGACGTAGTAGTACTGGAGCAGGCGCTTGGCGATGGGGTCGGAGATCCGCTGCCAGGCGCGCTCGACCAGCCAGCCGTCGGCGACGTCGCGCGGGATGGACGGCTCGGACACGATGCCCTTCTCGGCGTCGCGCAGGGCCGTGGCCAGCTTTGCCCATGAGGCGCAGCACTGCGGCTGCGAGCGCGGGTCACGCACGACCCGGGCCCAGTTCTCCAAGCGCTGTTCAATTCCCATTCCCTCTTCCACTTAAGCAAACAGCAATCGGATCGTGTCGTTCAGCACGGACAGCTCGGTTTTCTTCAGCACCTTCCAGATGCGCTGCTGGCCGTGGATGCCGTTGAATGCCCCCTGGTGGCAGTCCTTGCACAGTGGAATGCTTGTCCACCACATGCCCTGCACCAATTCATGTGCGTCACATGGGCCGGCGGCACCACAGCAGCCGCAGTCCATGTTCTTGATACGCTCGATGTGCTGGCGCTCAGCCGCCGTCGGCGCCTTTTTGTTCTTGCTCTGCATCAGCGCTCGAAGCTCCGCAGAACCGATTCGACCGCCTGCTCGGCCGCAGCTGCTGGCAGCGCCGGCCAGAGGTACCGCTGGGCGTGGCCCGTGCGCAGGAAGGCAACGGCCGCCTCGTGGAAGTCGCGCATCTCGTGGTCTTCGAGCTTTGCGTACGAAATCGACTTCGGCACCGGGAAGACCCCGCCCTTGGGGCCCGGCATCCAGTCGACGTGCCCAGCGCCCAGTTTCAGCCACAGGCGGAACTGCTCGAAATCGCCGATTCGCTCCTGCGCCTCAAAGACGCGCTGCTCGAGCGCCATGTGGTAGCGATGAAACGGTCCGCTGCGCTCCTTGTGGGTGATGACCTCGATTGTCTCGCCAGGCTCCATGCGCATGACGGTGTTCCAGAAGCGGCGCCACTGCTTCTTGCCCCTCTCGCCCAGCCCGTCGACGGTGCCGAACAGCACGCGGCGCACGGCCTCCGCGTCAGCCTCGGGAACCGGTGCCGCGCGTATGCCGGCCGCCGCTGAACGTGCCACCCTCCACCTCGACTGCGAGCATTCGGACCGGATCGGCGAAGTCCAGACGCCAGCGGCGCGGCGCCGCGAACCTGTACTCGCGCTCGAAGCCGTCGATGCCAGCCGCCCGCAGGTGCAGCGCGAAGGTTTCTTCGCCGAGGCTCACATGTCACCCCGCAGGCTGTGCCGAGATGCGTGCCGCGGCTCTGGCGGCGTGTATCCGCGCTGCAGGTCGTGAAACAGCGTGAACTCGCCCTGATAGGCCAGCGGCACCATGCCGGTCTCACCCTGGCGCTGCTTGCCGATGAGCACCTCGCAGATGCCCTTGGCCGGGCTGTCCGGGTGATAGACCTCATCCCGGTACAGGAACATGATCGTGTCCGCGTCCTGCTCGATCTCGCCAGAGTCGCGCAGGTCGGCCATGCTCGGCCGCTTGTCGGCGCGGTTCTCAAGTCCGCGATTGAGCTGCGCAAGGGCGATGATTGGGATGTCGAGTTCCTTGGCCAGCGCCTTCAGGCCGCGCGAGTAGCTGCCGACCTCCTGATTGCGGTTCTCGCTCGGGCCGCCGGTCATCAGGCCTAGGTAATCGATCACCAGCAGATTCAGGCCGTGCTTGCGCTTGACGATCCGGGCCTTGCTGCGCACCTCCAGCAGCGTCAGCGCCGGCTGATCGTCCAGGTAGAGGTTCATGTCGGAGATTTTCGCTGTGGCCGCCGTGAGCGCGTTCCAGTCCTCGTTGGTCATCTGCTCCGGCAGGCGTAGGCGTCGGAGCGGCACCCTGCCGAGCATGGCGATGTTCCGCTGGTGAAGCTGCGCCTTCGGCATTTCCATCGATAGCACCAGCGCCGAGTAGTCGCGCGCCACGTTGTTGCAGATGTTCAGCACAAAGGCGGTCTTGCCCATCGCTGGGCGCCCGGCCACGATCAGCAATTCGCCGCCGCGCATCCCGCCGCCCAGCTTCGCATCCAGGTCTTGGAAGCCGGTCGGGATGGCCTTCACCTTCCCCTCGGCCTCTTCCTGCAACTGGTCGAAGTAGTTGCCGAGATCGTCGCTCGCGCGCACGGGCTCGCTCTTCACGCGCTCCTGCGCCAGGATCTCCAGCTTCGACTGGATGCGATCGACCACGATGCGCGCCTCGTCCGAGCCGACCACCATTTCCGGCACGTCGGCGGCGAGGTTCAAGAGCTGGCGCTTGACCGCCTTGTCGCGCACGACAGCCGCGTAGCGCCCGACGTTTGCCGAGCTGGGCGTCGCCTGCGTCAGCGCGCTCAGGTATGCCAGGCCGCCGATGTGCTCGGCGTCACCCTTCGCCGCAAAGCGTTCGTAGACCGTCACCATGTCAGCCGGCTGCCCGGCCGTGATGAGTTCGCAGATCACCCCGAAAATCGCGGCGTGGTCAGCGCGGTAGAAGTGCTCGCGCGCCAGCCCGTCAATGCGATCGATGGCGTCGTTGTCGAGCATCAGCGCGCCGAGAATCGACTGCTCGGCCTCGATGCTCTGCGGCACCGCAAAGTCGTCGCGCGCGGTCATGCCGCCTCCTGCTTGTGGAAGCGCCGGGCCTGCTGGCCGGTGCTGGTGAGTTCAAAAGTCCCGTCGGGCTTGCAGACCCAAAGGCGGTAGTAGCCCTTGGTGACGTAGTTGGCGAAATGGCGCTGCCAGTCGGCTTGCAACCGTGCAGCATTTGCGCCACCGTCCATGTGCTCATGGCAGAACACATCCCACGCCAGCTCGAGAAAGTCGGCCGGCAGGCCAACACCTTCCACGTACTCCATGAGCGGCGCATACGTCGTCACTGGCTTCACCCCGTTTGCCCTGCAGGCAGCGAGGAAGGTCTTCAGTGCGGTGCGCGGCTTACGTTCCCGCTTGGGTTTTTTCTCGGCTTTGGTCTCAGCCCCCTCGTCGCCGGTAGGCGATGGGGGGTTGGGGGGATTGTTTACTTCTTCTTTATTCTTATCTTCTTTAGGTAACGGCGAAGTAACGCTGTCAGCGTTACCAGCATCGTTACCTTTCGAGTTAGCCTTGTGCTTCGCGACGCGCTTTGCCGTCAAAGCACGGCTTTTTGCGGTCTCGCCGTTGTGCCGATCGAAGTTCGGAAGCGAAATTCCATCGTCGGAAACGATCAGCCAGCCCACTTTGGCCATCTCTGTTGAGAATCCGGTAACGCCTGCGATGCGATCCAGTAACGCGGCGCTAACGCCGGGGGCGTTACCTTCAAGCGTATGCTGATCGAACCAGCGCCAGACACGCAGCAGCTTGCCAACGGTCAAATCAGGATCGTCCCAGCCCATCGCGACGGTCAAAGCCAACACCTCCGGCTTCTCCGGCGTGTCGACCTCGAACTTGATCCAGTTGCCAGCCATTACTGCGAGCCCCCTGCGGCGGAAATGATCTTGTCGAGTTCGCGCTTGGCTTCAGCGCAGAGCTGCACGCGCACCTCGATCGACTGGGCAACGGTCATGCGGTGTAGCAGCTCATCCAAAAGCTGGCGGCTGCCGTCGGCGGGTTGATGTTGAGCGCTCATTGGAACAAGGCCCCTTGCCGCGCTGGCAGTTTCACCGACTGCACAGTGCGATTCGTGACGCTGCACTTGCGCTCGCCAGCCAGCACCAAGCGCCCCGCCGCAATCAGCTCATTGCGGCGCGCGGACACGCTGGATTTCTCCATGCCCAGCGCTTTGGCGATCTCTGCGATGGTGGCAGTGCCGGCGCGTTCGACGTATTCGACGATGCGGTCGCATTGCAGCTTCGAATTGCTGCGGCGACTGCTGGAGTGGTAGGCGTCGATCGATGTGTCTTGCACAGCGGTTCTCATGCGATCCCCGCTTTGGTGAGCAGCTTGAGAAGTTCGGGGCCGAGCGCCTGGATCTGTTCGAGCGCGGCTTGCTTGGTGTTGCGCTTGTCGCCGAGGAACTTCTCGACGAGGTAGTAGATGGGGGTGTAGTCGCCCGTCCGTTCCATATAGCGCTCTGCCGAATCGAGCGAGAAATGCCGGCTCGGGTCATCGGAGAGCTGCACGCTCAGGTTGCTGGGCGCCATATCCAATTCGATCGCAATGCGCTTCAAGCCGCGCTGGTAGACACCAGTGGCCACCACATCGCGCGCGCTCGCGTAGCGCTCCGTCAGGCCCGGCTCGAAGTCCAGCACCAGTTGGTTTTCGGTCGTCTTGATATTTGGCGATCGCATTTGTTGTCTCCGGTTCTCACCGGTTATCAATGCATTGCAACAAAAATGGCGCGGACAGCCACACCAACCTCAAATCGGGCGCACCCCCTCAGTCATGAAACAATCGAGATCTCTGACCTTCTCAACTGCCCACAAAAGGGGGATGCATGGAAACTCAAATCGAAACAGGCCTATCAGTCATTCAGATCAGTCCGCTCGGAGAGCCCCATCTCGGTCGTCACTGGTGGCGAGCGGAGCTTCGCTACGCGGCGCGGACAAACGGACAAGAAGAATCGATTGTTCTGTCGGTTCTGATAGACGCCGGGGATCACACGCTTTCTGCAATTCAAGAAAAAGCTCTTGCCCGGGCGAAAGAAATACTTGGGTCTGCCACACCGAAGTCCCATCAAGCAGATGGGAAACCATCTGGGACTGCGATATGGGAAAAGCTGAACGAATAACGACCGCTGGCACGGGCGACGCTTGGGATGCGCAAACGTTGCGGCTCTCGCGTGTGGGGGCTGCGGGTGCCGCCCCATCACCTGTCAGCCCTTGCAGCTTCCCGGAAAGGACAAGCAGACGCTGTCCGGCCGCTGTCGTCCGGTCGGCATATCGCAGAGAAACCAGGGCTTCCCCGATCGCCTCGAAGCCCTGGGCAATAAGCTGGTGGGCATCGGCGTGTGTGTCTTTGATGGGCATTGAGCCTTCCTTTACTTTCAACCTATCAACCTGGGGGATGCATGGAAACCGACACCAAACTGGCAAAAAAATAGAGTTCTCCGCATGGAGAACCCTGTGAACCTCGCGCACCTAGCTATCCCTTCTGGGATGGGCCGGACCGTCGTCGCTGTAGATCTCATCCAGGCTTGTGGTGACACCACGCGCCTTTGCAAACTCGATCAACCGCTTGGCCGACTCAGGCGACAGCAGGCAACCACCTCGCTCACATTGCGAGATAGCCGACTGGCCGAGCCCGATTCCTGCCCCCAGTTCGGCCTGCGACATGCGCAGGCGCTTGCGAAGTTCAATCAGTCCGTTCATGCGACTCATATTAGTCCGACTGCTCATCAAAGTCAACAGTTGGACTGTTTGCGCGCCATCACTATTACTAATATCTTTCGCGCATGCCAGCCCAACCCCTAACCCCGGAACAGAAAGCCGATGCCGAGCGCTTGCACACGCGCTTTAAGGCATGGCAGCAAGATCAAAAAGACCGCAAACTGCCGTCGTCGCAGGCAGAGGCCGCGTCGCGTCTCGAGTTCGGCCAGAGCGCTCTGAGCCAGTACTTGCAGGGGCGTATCCCTCTCAACGTCAAGACGTTGGCCAAGTTCTGCACGTTGCTCGGCTGCGAGCCGGAAGACATCAGCCCGTCGCTAGCGGCCGAGATGAAAGCCATCTCGAAGCCCCTGCAGCTCAAGCGACTAACTACGCCGGAAGCGGCCGAAGAATGGGTTCAGGAGCAAATCCAGGAAGCCAACCTGTTTGCGCAGTTGGATGAATCAGAACTGCGTGCTATTGCCGAGAGCAAGGGATTTCCTGCCCGGCCGATCTCGGTATACAACTCTCTCGAAGAGCTGCCGCCAGAAACTACCGTCTTGATCACTCACGTTGACGTGGCATTGTCGGCTGGCAACGGACGTGAGACCTGGCACGTCGAGAAGAAGGAGCCTCTGCCCTTTCAGGCGGACTACATCCGAAGGCTCAAAGCAAGCCCGAAGGACTTGGTGGCGGTTAAAGTGCGCGGCGACAGCATGGAACGTGGGCTGTTCGACGATGATACGGTTGTAGTTGACACGGCTGATCGACGGATCCCGGCCAGTGGCGGAGTATTTGCGCTGGTCTACGCTGGCGAGATGCTTGTGAAGCGCCTGTTCAAGATGCCAGACGGGTCAATCGACATCGTCAGCGACAACCCAAAATACAAGTCGCTAGTTGTGCCACCTGACCAACTCGAGCACATAGACATCGTCGGCCGGGTTAAATACCGGTCCGGGATGGGGGATTTTTGACTGTATGACTCGCCTTTTTGCTTCTCTTCTACTGGTATTCGCTGGCGCGGCAGCCGCGCAAAACAGCAATCCGCTACCAATGCCGCACCCGAAAGCACTCGAACTTGCTGACAGTCGGTGCGATGACCTGGCGTTTTCTGCCAACAACAAAAAGCTCGGCGAGGCTTGCAAGAGAGACAACCATCGCGGCTTTGACGAACTTTCTAGCCTTCGCAATGATCCAGAGATCCGAATCGATTTCTGGGCGGCTTGCCAGGATGCGGTTGGTTTTAGGGCATCCGCAAACTACTTGGGTTGGGCGCAATGCGCGCGCTTCGTGCGAACTTCATGTCCCGCCTCCAGTGTTGCATCTGATGACGACAAGCGTCGCTGTTTGCGAGCCATTCAAAGCGGCGGCTGGATACTGAACTCTTCGGTACGGTAACCTCTCGTAGCACTTACGAGCCCGCCGCGCAGTAGCCACGCCGGGCGACTTCCAGCCGGACGCATACATCCTCGCCAACCAAGCTGGCACGCAGCTCTACAAGTTCGTCCCGCACAACGGCGTGCAGAAGATCGACGTCAGCGAAGCACGCGAACTGCTCGCCGAAGCCGAGTGCCATGCCGCACGCATTGCCGCTGCCGTGCTGGTAGCCTCGCTGGCGGTACCAGCCGTAGCCAAAGACATGTCCGACGCCGAACTAAAGGCTGTCGGATCTATGTGGAAGCGCCGATGTGCTGATCTTGCCGCAGCAGAAGCGCAACCAAAACTCGAAAAACGCTGCCTCAACGGCGTTATGCAGGGGCTGAAAGAGGTCGACGATCTGCGCACGGATAACTCGATCTCCGAGCAGATGTGGGACATTTGCAAGGCGGAAAGCGGGTTCAACTACACCGGCGACTTTCACGCCTGGGCCGCCTGCATGCGCGTAGCCCGCACACGGCCGGGCCTCCGCGATTATTGATAAATTGACGAACCGCTCGAATGCGAAACTCTTCATATAAGCCGACGAGCAACCGGGCTTCCGAGCCGGCCGGGTCCATGCGTGAACAGAACCATTCTTCGTGGCGAGCGGTCTTAACCTTCGCGGGACACGCTCTGGCCGGCGCGGCAATTTTTGTGATCCTTGCGCTCCTTGCTGTTGGGCTTGGAAAGTTTGTACACTTGCTTGAACAGTGGGGTGCATCTGAAACGATGGTCACCTGCCTGACTGCGCTGGAGTACGTGATCTTCGCTGCGGACGCTATATCACTGATGTTGTTCCTATGGAACGCAATCCGCGCAGCCCTGAAGGAGATGAATTCATGAGCAGAGGATGGAAAACGTTCGTTGATGCAGCGAAAGAGACGCCCCGCCTCTACTTCGCTCCGCTCGTCGCCGTGGTCTCTTCCATGAGCGACGTCCAAGCGCAGATGCTCCGCTCGTATGGGAAGAAAAGCCGCGCGAAGACTGTTGACGCAGCATTCAAGATCAACGGCCCAACAAAGCGAAAAGTACGAGGGTGAACTCGTGTGCCCAGACAGCAAGGAGCCCGCTTAGCGGCTCTTCTTTTAGGGAGAGGCCGCTTAGCGTCCTTCCCTAGCCTATTAAGCCCGCCGCGCGCGGGCTTTTTTGTGTCTGCGCACCGTGTGCTTGCTCGACTGTTACAAATAAATATTAGTCCGACTCTTGACCATAAGAATCAGTCGGACTAATATTCACCCATCGACGCACCACACGGTGCCGGCAACAGATGGAGAGCAGCGATGGTCAACGCAATCACCCCCACGGAACGCCTGGTGTGCCAAGCCCTTGTGGCCGACGGCATGTACTGCGCGGACCAAGGTCTGGACGACACGCACGCCTACATGGCGCCCATCGCGAACGCTTTGCTGCGCGGTGATCTGGGCGATTCGGCCATGGCTTCGCTGGGCCGTGAGCTGGTGCAGCAGTTCCTGCGCGACATCAAGAACGCCGTGATCGCCGAAGACGAGCGCGACGCAACGCTGCTGGCCGAAGCCGAAGCGGATGTGCACCAGTCGTACCGCCTCGGCATGTCGCTGACGGCGCGCGGTGAGCGGGTGCGGGCATGACGGCGGGCCACTGGGTACTCATCGGCTGGCACGCCGCTTCGCTCATCGCCTACGCCGCGTTCTGCGTGTGCATGACGCGCAAGGCGGATCGGATCGCCACCGGAGACGACCAATGACCAACGAAATCTGGATTCGCATCGCCACCTGCCTCGTGTGGATGACGGTGATCGGTGCGGCGGCTGGTGTCCTGATTGCGATGCTTTGGGCGCCAGCTGATGTTGAAGAGCAAGACGACGAGCGCAGCGAGCGCCGTCATTTCTGAACACAACCCAAAGGGGATGACATGAAGTTCGAGATCAAAAACCGCTTCACCGGTGCCGTGCTGTTCGAGTGCGACGCTGAATCGCTGATGAAGGCAGTGGAGCAAGCCGTCAAGGGCGGCGCGGACCTGAGCGGCGCGTACCTGAGCGGCGCGGACCTGAGCGGCGCGTACCTGCGCGGCGCGGACCTGAGCGGCGCGGACCTGAGCGACGCGTACCTGCGCGGCGCGGACCTGAGCGACGCGTACCTGCGCGGCGCGTACCTGAGCGGCGCGGACCTGAGCGGCGCGTACCTGCGCGGCGCGGACCTGAGCGGCGCGGACCTGAGCGGCGCGGACCTGAGCGGCGCGTACCTGCGCGGCGCGGACCTGAGCGGCGCGGACCTGAGCGACGCGTACCTGCGCGGCGCGGACCTGAGCGGCGCGCCCGTCATTGAAAACATCCACCAGAAGGTATATGCCGCCGCGTCGCAGCCCGATGCGCTGGATATGGGCGTCTGGCACAACTCGTGTGGCACGGCGCACTGCCGCGCCGGCTGGGTGGTGACGCTCGCAGGTGAAGCCGGCAAGGAACTCGAATCGAAGATCGGCACCGCCGGCGCAGCACTGGCGATCTACCTCAAATCTGACCCGGAGCGCTTCAAGACTGAGCGCATTCCGAACTTCTACTGCGACAACGACGCGGCGCTCGCGGATATGAAGCGCATGGCTGAGGAAGAAGCTGCGCGAGCCGCCTAACCCACCACTGACACTGAGGGATGACATGAAAACCATCGAGATCAAGGGCTGGATTTTCCTGCAAAAGTATTCATGGGAATCGGCCTACTCGTTCCAATTTTCGCATCTCGCCTTAGACAAGCACACCGGCGAAGGCGAGGTCTGCGTTCGCGTCCAAGAGCACACGATCAGCGTGGACGTGCCGGACAAGATTGACACGGTTAGTCCGCAGGTCAAGGCACTGGAGCAGAAGAAGGAAAAGCCGCACGTGCAGAGATGCGCCGCCGGCACGCAGCATGGCAATCGAAGTTTCGCCCGCACCGCGACGCAGCGGCCGCCTGGATCACGGTTTAGACGAGGAAGACATGAGCAAATACGACGCCCTTGACGGAATGATCTTGAAGCGAGTTGGCACGCAACCTACACCGTTCCACTCCATGTATGCCAAGCACGAGATCTTCGTTGAATGCTCGCGCATCAATGCGGAAGACGGGAAAGACCCAGACGATGCATTCCGCGTTCTCGATCGCCGGCTGCAGGCATTGCGCAAGGCTGGTCGCATCCGCTCGACTACCAAAGGCTGGATCAGCAATGACTACTGACATGCCATCCGATCTGAGAGAGGCGCACAAGATGCAGATGCGCGAATGGTTTGAGCAGGAAGCAAAACGGTGTGGGATGGATCTGTCGAATACGAACGGCATTTATTCCGCCAGCGAAACTCACCGCGGTTGGCATATGTGGCAACGGCTTGGCTTGCACCTTGAAGAGACTGTGAAGGATGCGGAGCGGTATCGGTGGCTTTTGGCTAATTGGCACGACGGAAAAGGATGCTGGTGCGATTCGCTGTATGCGCCCAAAGATCTAACCAAGGCAATCGACGCCGCCATCGCCGCAACCCAGGGAGGCGAAGATGAAGAGGCCTGATCTGCTTAAAGCCGCCATCAACTGCCCGCACCAGATCACGGAAAAATCGGTGATCCTGCATTTCGATGAGAAAGCACACGGACACAACGCATTGCAGCAACTTGGAAACCGGCTCGAACGCGAGTTGCACACTGCATACAAGTCGAACGACGACTTGGTAGTCATTCGCACCGCAATCACTGACGACAAGAACGACATCGAGGGCCTGCGCAGCGCGATCCGCGTGCTCACGCCGAATTTCCAGACGTGGATTGGCAAAGTGCTCGATGAGCTTGTCACACTCCGCGCGCAGGCTGATGCGCGGCCCGTGGCATGGCAAGTGCACCCTTTCGACTATGGCATCGGCAGCGAAGGCGTCTATGCGAGAACCGACCGCCAAGAGCAAGTTGAAGGATGGAAGTGCAAGGGGTGGGCAGTTCAGGCGCTCTACACCCACCCCGAAGCATCGGCGCCGGGGCTGAGTGATGACGAGATCAAGAGCGAGGCGCTTGAGCATCTTCAACTGGCCGAAACTGAGGTTTTGAACGCGAAGGCGTGGAGTGCTGGCGAGCAAGCAAAAACCCATTGCAAGTTCGCGTTGACGGCTATTGCAGAATTGCGCGCCATCCTCACCCGCGCCAGCGCCGCGACTGTGGCCGAGCCGAGCGACAAGCTGGATGCACCGGCGCAGGTGGGTAACACGGTGTTCGGTAAGGGCGTAGAGAAGCGCCTTGTCATCGAAGCCGCTCAGCGCAATCACCAGCGCACCCACCATCCAACCGAGGAAGACAAGCGGATCGCTGCTGCCACTGAAAGCATTGCTCGGCTTCGCCAGGAGATTGGCGCCCAGCCAGCCGAGTCAGATACCGATAACGTGTGGCCAATCGTCAATATCACCGTCAGCGAAAGCGGCGAGGTGACGGCAGCGAAGCTGTACGCCCCCGGCTTGCCAGCAGGGAACCATGATGTTTACCCGGTGCGCGTGCCATACATGGACGAGCATACCGAGGCGTGGATGGCCGTAGCGAATGCGCTTCAAGAGGTCGCGCCGGGCTATCTTGATGATTCCGGGAATGGCATCGAGTGCGCTGTGAAAGCGATTCACCGCTTGGCCGCCCAGCAGCAGGCCGAGCCGGGGGCAGATGAGCGGGTGGCGTTTGAGGCGTGGGCTATTTCACAAAATTGGCCTGTCGGTAAATTTCCGAGCGGGAAATACCACAATCCGGGAGTAGATGCCGCAGAAATGGCATGGCTGGCTCGCGCCGCCCAGTCCGGCCAGCGGGCGGGCGTGGCGGATGTCGCCGTAGGAGAAGCGTGGTATGCGCGTCTGCCGCATGCGAGCGCTTTGATCCATTGCTGGGTCCGCGACGTGACTGCTGAAACCGTTTTGCTTCGTGAAAACGACTACACCAATGGCGTGCGCTATCTGCGATCTGACGTGACGTTCATCGAACGTATCGCCGCCGCCCCCACGCAGCAGCAGGAGGGCGGGAAGTGAGCCTAGCCGCCATCCACATGGGCGATGTGCTCGGCAGCCAGGGTGCGAACAGTCTTCTCGTCGCAGCCTACTGTATCGGCAATGTTGACGAACGTCTGAAGCAGGCACTGCTTCTGGATGAAATCGACGCACCTATCCGTCATATGGCGGTCATCGCGGATTCCATTCAACTTCTGCCGGAATGTCTCGCCACAGTCCCGGCATTTGTATCGCCGCACCTTAACCAGCAGTCGGACTGTATGCCCGCGAATGGGACTGTCTCTGTACGTGGTCGGATGCGCCCCATGTCGGTACAGGCGACCGATGACGCCGCAACGATGGCAGGCCTCTGGCTCGGCAGAGCACTCGACTTCCAGTTCGTATTCGTTCCCGTCGAGCCGTGCGCCGATAACCGACCATCCCGGGAGGTCAAGAATGTCGGTCATTCGTCTGTGGGCGCGGCTGGGTTGCGGGGCGGCTTGGCGCGCTGGATGAGGTGCCTCAGCCATTCCAGACCGTACAAGTCAATCTTCGCCCACTGCTCAGCCGACAGCCGTATCGAGCGTTGGACAAGTTTCTGGTCGTCGGGAAGTTTCGGGCGACCGCCGGGGTGTTTGGGTTTGGTTTCCATGCCCCGGATTGTACCGCAGAAAAAGAATCACAAAAACTTCTTGCGTTCGGGTAGTTTGTGAATCACAATAACTACATCCACAACACAACCTCGCCGGAGAAAACAATGCTGAACGCTCTGCTGATTCTCAAGAAGCTCAACCTCATCGAGCGCGCGACAGAAGCGCGCTTCCTTGGTCGCCATGACGGCGACTTCTTCTTCGGCCTGGTTGGCGGCGATGTGTGCGCCGTCGATACGGTGCTGAGCGCCGTGAAGGTTGGTGGGGTTGTAGTGCTGCGAGGTGCAGCATGAGCCTGGTGGCGGCGATAGCCGCTTGGCGCAAGCTTGCCGACGATGAACTTAGGCTCGCCGAAATCAACAAGCGTTACGGCGATGTATCCGCGTTTATGGTCCGGGCCGCGATTTATGAGAGAGCGGCCCAAGCTCTGGAGATACAGGAGCGAACAGGAGTTGCCGTTTGTACGTGCTGCCACAAGCCACTCGGCGAGGGAATGAAGCACGGCGCGTATTTCCACTGATGTGCTGGCCGCATAGCGGCCACTCTTCCACCATCAAATCCGAATTTTTAACATGTGATGCGATGCCACTTTCAACCATCAAATCCGAAGAGCCAGGTTTTCCGGGGGTACGACGAAGATGACAATTTTGAGCCCGTGCGCCGCCACTGGTCGCCCCAAGAGGCCGTCGCAATGGTGTCCGAGTGTCCGCATTGCTTGACCGTCTACGCAGCAATCCAGGCGCGCAAGCTGGCACGGCAGGAACTTGGAATCGTCAAGCGCAAGATTCGCGCTATCGGCCGCCGGGCCAAGCCCGAGCATGGGGAGGGGTGAGATGAATCTGATGCAAGCCGCCAAAGTTTCACGCGAGCAGCGTCGCGCGTTGGAACGTGAGAATGCCAGACAACCGTCGATTCTCACGCCAGTCGAGGGATGGCAGAGCGCGCCACGCAAGGCGGACAACTTGATTGAGGTCTGGAGATCTCGCGAGTTTCTGGTGCAGGTGTTCGACGAAGGTCAAGGAATCCTGCGCGCCTCATGCAATCGACCGGTGTATGACGCCGCTACAAACCGCTGGGAAGACGGCATTACTTGGGATGAGCTACAGCGCATTAAACGCGAGATCGGGCGCGGCCATCTTGATGCTGTCGAGGTGTTCCCAGCTGATCGGGACATTGTGAACGTGGCCAACATGCGGCATCTGTTCATCTTTGACAAGCCGCTTCCATATGCTTGGCGCAAAACATGAAAGCAGCACTGACGAGGATGTTGGAGACGAGCTGGAGAGATTGGGAGCAACAGATGCAAACGAACGAACTGGACATCGCAAAAGAGGCTGTGCGCCTGTACGCCGAGACGCACCCACGCCCCCCGCACGTCACGCAGGGCCAGGCCGCCGAGATGCTCGGAATCAGCCGGTGGACTGTTGCCAAGATGGTCGAGTCCGGCCAGCTTCGCCTCAATGGATGCGGCCGAATTCCCATCGGTCAGATCGACAAACTGCTGGCGCCCTCCGCATAAATTCCCCACGGCGCAGCGAATGGCTTAACTGCGCCATTGTCGCCCCCTGTCGGCGGGACCACCGGATGCGACAAAGCCAGGCAGCGTGCTGGCTTTTTTGCTTGCTGGGTGCACAACGAACGACGAGGCCCGCCACCAGCGGGCGGGCCTATGGCTGCGGATGGTCCCGGGCCGTCTAGGTCAGCACCGGCAGAGCTTCGAGCACGAGCAGCCCGATCAGCACCCCGATGACCGTCAGCAGCACGCGGATCCCTACCCGCGCGCCTCGGATCACCAGTGGCGCAGACGCCAGTCCGATCACGCCCGCAACGCACACGGCGAGCAACAGATAAAGGTTGGAGAAGGCCATCGGGAATTCCATCAT